TTGTGTGTAAAGCAAATTATCTTTTCTTTTTCATTACTTTTTTCAGGAATATATACAAGAATTTGAGAACTATCAATCATTTCAGGCAAGACAAAGTAATCTTTTAACTTTATTTCAGGGTGATTAATAATATTTTTGGCAAAGTTTTCAACAGAAAATTTCACAGCCTGTTTGTCAGTATTTAAAACCTTCATTTTTTCGGCATCCAATACAGCTGCGTATTGAAATAAATTCTTTTCTTCACTTGGCAGGTTTTTATACAGATATTTAACCGCAAGATTATTGATTTCAGATTCTTTTAAATCTGTTGTTGTAACTGATTTTTTAGCCCACAATGCTTTTTCTTGGGCCTTATTATAAAACAATTCAAAAGGCTTGCCGGTTACTATCCCTTCTGCATACTGCTTTGCAACTTTATAATCATATTTTTCAAGGTCAGGCTGGAAAGCGGCTTTGCCTACGTTGTAATCCCACCCGACATCAGTTGATACTTTTATATAATTACCGGCTGCATCTTTGCTTTTAAAGGTAGTGACTTGCTTTTCCTCACCGTTAATCGATTTTGTTTCTTTTGAAAGATTATCGTTTGAGTTATCAACTTTTAAGCCTTTTTCTTTGAGATTATCCTCATTAAGTGCAATAACATTACACCTGCAATGCCAACCATTTGGCGGATAGAAGTTGTCCCAAAACGGGTCATCATATCTTCGAACTGTGCCATCAAGTGCTTTATGTGCAGGCCGTGTCCTGCTGTCATTTTTTGCATCATACATCCAGTAAGGGCGATTGTCGGTATTTTCGCTCATCCCTTTGTACCTGCCTGCCATATATGAAGTTCTGAGATTTGTGTCATATATGGTTTTTAATCTTCTTATAGAGCCAAGCTGAACATCTTTGCCATTTTCATCCTGCGTTTGTCCCCACCAGCCTTTGGCTTGCAGTTTTGGCATGAGCTCTTTTTTAAACTGATTAAATGTAATCCCTTCATCAAGGGATTTTTGAACCATTCCCCGAATATCCTCATGAACATCCATTTGAGTTACACGGGCAACGGTGAAGGCTTTTGCGTGAGCTTCTTGCCAAACATCCTGCCAACCTTCAGAAAGTTTTTTAGGCAAAATATATCCTTTACCCTCAAAATATTTAAGAGCATCTTCAGGCTTTAAATCAAGAGCAAATGATAAATCGACCGTTTGCTTATTCATTGCTTATCATTCCCCACGCTTCAGATATAAAGATGACCTTTGTGAGCAATGCTTCGAGCTGTTTTGTGTCCATTTTGGGATAAGACTCAGCGAGCTTATCTAAAACGGCTTGAGGGTCCTGAGTTTCTTCAAACAACTTTAAAACAGGATTTAATATACTTTCAATCTGAGCTTGAAGCTTTTGATTATCCAAGGATTCAGAAAGACTGTCGAGCTGATCAGCGGATGGAAGTTTTATTGATGATGATTTTGCACTATCAGCAGCAAAGTTTGTTGTATTATCGGTTTTTGAAACTTTTACAATATCACCTGTTTGATAATTGTATGTTCGCATTAAATAAGTATCAGAAAGACCTCGACCGTCTTTTTCAAGAATATCAGCAATGATTTTGTCAGTTTCGGCTTGCTCTTTATTTACTCCGTCTTCTTCATAAATACTAAAAGTAGGGCAATCCATATCGCCTTTATTTAGTTCTACAGCCCATTGTATAAGCTTATTTAATGTGCTTTCACAAATGCGTTTATCCGCAAGGACAATATCCTGCCTGACTCCTGAGTGTACTTTTCCAAGAGCATAACTGCCACTTTTGCCTGCATCAGTTGTAAGTGTTTGACCCAGTATCACCTTTGAGGTGCTTGCATCATTATATGAAACGAATTCTTTGTAAACTTGAATCGATGAAGATTTATCCGCTGAATTTTGTATCTCAACGCTTGAATCATTTGGGATTACTGCAATAGCATCTTGCACCATATTCTCAAGGCTGTCTGCGAGGCTATCAATTTCTTCTTGTGATTGCCCTTTGTTATATTTGCCTAATATGTAAGGCATTCCGTACTTTTCAGAGAAAATGGACCAAAACTTTAATCCGCCTTTTTTGAATGCAACCGGCCAAAATACACGGCTTAATACTGATTCTCCATAAGGGTTGAAGTAACTTGGGTTAGACCTTGGAACTAAAAACTTTTTGTTTTCTTCGATAATTTCTATTCCATTAGTACTTCCGGCTTTTTTATAACACAATATACCTTTTTGATTATAGCTAAACCACTCAGGCGGTTTTGCTACAAGGTCAACCGGAACAACCTTCCCATTTTTATAATCCCAAATGATTTCAATCGGTTGATAGCCATATAGCGGAGCTTCAAGAATTCCATTCAAAATTGATATCATATCAAGGTCTTCAAACATTTCAGTAACAAAATTAAATACATCATCATTAGATTTGCCCTGTACGACCCTCCACTTTTGAGAAGTTACGCCTGACTTCCTTGACTGAATACAAGTAAAAACCTGTGAATCATAGGAGAGTTCTCTGTATATACTTATATTCTTACCCTGTTTTTTAAGAACACTGTCAGGGTTCGGCAGGATATTCAGAATGGCTGCAAATGATGCAAAATCTTGTCTTTTTGCAACTTCATCAAATAGACCCTTCTTTTGGGCATTAATTTTTATACTTATTTGATTCTTTGCTGAACTTGCAAAATTGCTGATTATTTTTTTTAGCATGATATTTTATCCTCGAATGTGTAATTAACCTCGTTTAAAACATATTTAAAACCCGTTTAAATTCGTTTAAAAAAATTTTTAGGTATCTTTGTATCATCCGATACTAAAAAACGTCTTGTCGGGGCTTGTGTGAAAAATAATTACCGGAGTAATTTAGTTAAGTCAGGGTTTAAAAGGAGTAGTTCTCCCACACCGTTTACATAGATATCCCTTGCCGGATATTCTCCAGTTGGAACATAGCATTCTGCAATAAAAATATTGAATTAATCTATTGATCATTAGTAACCTCTCAATATGTCGTAACTCTTACGTCTTCCCCGTGTGACTATAATCGTTGGAGCATTAGCCACATTACCTGCTGCGTGAACAGCAAGTGCAAGTGACCAAAATCTGTCGGCATGTCCATCTGTAGAATTCGCCTCAACATCAAATCGAACATTTCCTGCTTTTGTTGTAGTCTTTTTAATAGAGTGTAAGTCTTCTCTAAGGTCTTTGTTGTCAGGGATTCTTGTGTTTTTATCCTGAAAATTTCTTAGCAATCCATAGGCTAATTCTTCTTTAACTGGTCCGGTGAAGCTAACAGGCTCAACTCTATATTTGCCGAAATCGTCTTGTGCTTCTTCTGCAATTTGCATTCCGAGACCTGTCGAATCAATACAAGCTCGTCTAAATTTTTTATGCTGTAGAATTTTATATAAAACTTCTTTTTGATGCTTAAATTTTGTCTTTTCAAGTATTATCAATTGTCGAATGTAATTGACCTCTCCAAGCCTTTCGTTGAGACTTATAACACTTAAATCTTTCTTTCTTGCAACATCAAAGCCAACATATAAATCGCCGGTTATTTCTTCAAGAGATTTTTCAATAGCATCAAGCTCACAGGACTCAATGAGATCATAAGTTAAAAAAGCGGTTGACTCATCAACTGCTATACAGCAATATTCTTCATCCCAAGTTACGTCATCACCACAATTTGCTTTTTCTTCCTCAATCCAAGCCTGACGTTCTTCATCTGTTAATTTACGACCTACAATTTTATCAGCTAATCCTTGAGCAACAGCTTCGTAAATAGTTGTAGTATGCAAGGGCCATTTTAATTTGCCTTTTTTGACATCATTTACAAATTTGAAATACAAACAATTTTGGCCTTGGTGTGTAGATATAATCCTTAACGGAAAACCCCAAGTTATACAAGGCCTTGCTGCTTTCCATAGTGCTTTTTGATCACGATGAAAAGCGAATTCATCAATAACAACTTTTCCACCTTTTGATCGGAATCCTGATGGATTAGAAGATAGAGCATGTATCCTTGTTCCGTTTTTTAATTGAATTACAAGGGCTTTTATATCCTTATTTTCATCAATAACCATTTCGCCAAGGTCTTCGGCAACTACATTAAAAATAATTGCCCATTGTTTGCAATACAAAATATATTCTTTTGCTGCTGATTCATCTGCAGAGGTAAACCAAACCGCCGGAACTGTTTTTAAAACGCAATCTCTCACATCTTCATAGGATTGTGCATAGGTCATACCTATGCGTCGAGATTTTTCTGAAATTTTTATTTTACTATCATCATTTATCCAATCAATCTGATAAGGTAAAAAGTAATCATTTAAACCAGACATTATCTTACACCTAATATGTCATTAACTTTACTCACCAAGTCTTCTGCTGAGACTTTACTTTCCTGTTGTTTCACGGTCACAGAATCCTCATAGGCTTTGAGTTTCGGAAGTTTGTCTATCATCCCTTTTAGAAAATACAAAGTGCTGCCATCAAGTTTCTCTCCGGCTGCCAAATCTTCGCTCATTTTTATTGTTAGTTTTTCCACAAGCTTGTAAAGTTCTGAATGACAGGATTGCTGACATCTTATAAGCTGAACTTTTTTTTCTTCCCAGTTACCTTCATTTTTCCAATCTCTCAGAGTTTTTTCAGTTATACCAAGAAGTTGAGCGATGCCGGAGAGAGGTTTATGTTCTTCAATAAACATCTTTTCAGCTATTGCATAATAAGCTTGTTTTTTGCTCATAGACCTAAATCCTTTTCCATTTTGTGAATTTTAATTTTTAATTCTTTCATTTCTTGAATAATGTTATGCAAATCAGCCATTTCATTTAGAGCCTTTTCGGATTCAAGCTGCGTAACATCATCTTCGTAGGGGTTAAGATAATTTCTTACAAGAGTAATAAGGCCTGAGACCTTAATATCCAAGTTTTTAAGCCTTTGTTTTCTTTCAGCAAGGTTGTTTTTCAACTGCAAAATTTCAATATTCACGCTTATTCTCCTTGTTTGCTGAATTTGAGGTGAGGTATTTGCATTTTGATGACCGGACACCATTGATTTGTTTCAATTTGTTGGGCTATTTTTGCAAGCAGAGAAGCGTGATATTGGTTTGTTTCAAGCATATCTTTTAATAAGCTAAAGTTTCTTTCTTCCCTTTTCGCTTGTTCTTTAATGATGTTGTCAAAGGTTTTTGTCGTTGATTGGTGAGTGAAATACCACATAATAAAAATTAGAGCCGGAAACCCAATGTATTTAATCAGCTCAATAAAAAACGGTGCTTCTTGCAATTCATTTCCTCCATAAATTTAAAGTAGACATAAAGACCTAAAAGTCCTTATGTCTTAAAAGAATAGCTCTTTAAATGTCTAAAATCTTGTAAACGATTTACCAAACGGTTTTGTAAACGGTGTTACAAATGATTTGGTAAACGATTTACAAGATTAAATTGTTCTAAAACCATATACTGGTTACAAATCCAAGCATTTACTTTTTTTATTTAAAACTAATTCAGGAGATTAGAACAATGAACAAGAGAAATTAAAACAATGGAAGCAAAGAAATTTTGGATATCAAGAATATTATGGGCAAATATAATCGGCATGGCTGCCGTTATTGTGCAAGTAAAGACCGGTTTTGTTATTAACCCTGCTTTGCAGGGTATTGCCCTTTACGTAGCAGTCATCGCTGCTCTTAGATGTATTACAAACCTGTTAAATGGTAGAGGATATTAAGTATGACAAAAGGACTCAATGATTGGTTCCCTGTCTTTAGAGCAGGAACTCACGCAGACAGTAAAGGTAGAAAAAAAACTTATACAATAAGTGACTTAGACAAGATTGTTGAAAATTATCAATCTTCTAATTCTGATTTTCAAGAAGCACCTTGTGTACTTGGACATCCCAAAAACAATGATGCTTCTTATGGATGGATTGAGGCTGTCAAACGTGAAGGCAATACGTTATTTGCTAAATGCAAAGACCTTGTATCTGAATTCAGCGAAGCTGTTCAAGATGGGCGGTTCCCTAATCGTTCTATTTCTTTGACACCTGACTTGAGAATTAATCATCTCGGTTTTTTAGGTGCTGTTCAGCCAGCGATAAAAGGTCTTGGAAAAATTGAATTTTCAGAAAGTCAGGAATTAGAAACTTATGAGTATATGGATTTTCCAACTGCTAATAGATTTGAAGATGTTGGAAATATTCTTCAAGGTTTAAGAGATTTTTTAATTGAAAAATATGATCTTGATACGGCAAATAAGGCTTTAAGCCAATATGTTATTGATTATTTAAAAGATGCAAAAGCAAACACCGATACCCCTCAAGAGGCTATTGCTGCTTATTGCGAAAATTTTAAGGAGGAATTAAACGTGACCACAAAAACAACAAACTCAAATTCTGATTATTCAGAAGAATTAAAAACAAAAAATGATGAAATTGCTTTATTGAAAACTGAAAATGAAAAACTTTTAGCTGAAGGCAGAAAAAAAGAATTAAATTCTTTTTGTGAAGAACTCATTAAGGAAGGCCGATTGCTACCGGCTGAAAAATCACAAGCTCTTGACTATATGGAAATTATGCATGAAGCCGGTAATTTTGAATTTTCTGAAGGTGAAAAAAAATCTGCTCTTGAGAATTTCAAAACATTCTTAAAAAAACGTCCTGTACAAATCAACTTTTCAGAAATGGCAACAGGCGATTTTGAAGAGGGTGATGAAGTAAATGCTCAGTCAATTGCGCAAAAAGCCCTTAATTACCAACAAGAGCAAGCTAAAAGCGGCATTGTTATAAGAATTGATGAGGCTGTTGAAAAAATATTTAAAGACTAACAGCCAATAATTTTAAGCTTATTTAATTTAAAGAAAAATTGTTATTACAAAAAATACAAGGAGACAAAAATGTCTAACAAGAACAACATTAGAAATTTTACAGCTGAAAGCGTTGTAGAAAAATACAGAATTGTTAAATTTGGTACGGCAGATGGAACTGTAGCACACGCAGGGACAGCAACCGACAAGATGTTTGGTATTACAACAGAAGTTGGAGCAGTCGAAGGCGAGAGAGCAGATGTAATCTATAGTGGTCCTGCTCTTGTTGAAACCGGCGGAGCTTTTGATAAAGGCGACTTTTTAACATCAGACTCTCAAGGGCGTGCAATTAAGGCTACACCAGCAGCCGGTACTAACTGTATTGTTATTGCTCAGGCTTTTGAAACTGTCACAGCAAGTGCACTTGTAATCGAAATCAATCTTGCTCAAGGGGTAATGCAAGGCTAATAACCACATTTAAACAA